ACAAAATTTAAAGGTATTTTTTAGTGGAGATAACAAAGTTTATTAAACATGTGTCTACAAAAATAGACAAACAAATATCCGATAGAAAGGATGCCTTTGCTTTTGGTAAAATACCAGAAACAGATTACAAAAAAGTAGTTGGTGAACTACAAGGTTTGCAAATCGCTAGAGATTTGATAAGAGAATCTTCTAAATATATAGAGGATGATGACGATGAGTAACACTACTTTTAAACTTGAAGAAATTGATTTAAAAAACGACAAATACCCAAAACCTGTTGGTCACAGAATACTAATAAAAGTATTAGATGTAGCTAACAAAACTAACATGGGTATATATTTACCAAGCAAATCTGTAGAAGACCACAGAGCAATAGCTTCAATTGGTAAAGTTATTGAAGTGGGAACTGATGCATACAAAAGAGATGACATGACAAAATCTTGGTGTGAACTAGGTGACTATGTTATGTTTGGTAAATATGCAGGTCATAGATTTAAGTATGGTCAAGCCGAACTTAGAATTATGAACGATGATGAGATTCTGGGAGTAGTTCCAGATATTAATGAAATAAGTTAGTTATTTCAATTAGCTGTTGCTATAACAGCGTAAAATTCTTAGGAGAAACCTATGCAAATTATACATGACTCTTCGGCCAAAAAGCCGATGCAAGTCGTTGATGATGGCAAGGAAGAGAAACTCAAAGCATTTGATGCAGAAGAAGCATTAGATACTATGGAGCAATCTGAGCAGCCAGAAGAAACGACAGACGCTGATGAGGTACAAACTCAAGAAGCGAATGTTGAAGAGCAAGAGGAACAGGAAGTTGTTGAAACTAAATCTGAACCCGTAGAGGGAAAAGAGGAAGATGAACAACCGAAAAAGAAATCTAGACTTCAACGAAGAATAGACGACCTTGTGAGGCAAAAGAGCGTCTATGAAACAGAGCGTAATCAGTATGCATCTAGAATATCTCAACTAGAAGGTGAGTTGCAAAAAAACAACACACTTAATAAAGATTACAAAAAACTTCAAAAGAATCACTATGACAGCAGATTAGAATCAGCCGAGAAACTTTTGGAGAAAGCACGCAGCGAACATAAATCTGCACATGAAGCAGGCGACTCAGACGGAATGTTAAGAGCAGCCGAATCAATTGCAGATGCTAAAGTTGACATTAAAACTTTGGAAAATCAAAAACATCTTTTTGATGCTCCAGAAGTTGAAGAGGCTCCAGTGTATCCTTCGGTTACACCACAACCTCAACAGCAAGTGTCAGCACAGCAGAATGCTACTCAACCAGACCCGAGAGCCTTACAATGGGCACAAAGTAATTCGTGGTTTGGTCAAGATGCACCTAAAACGGGAGCAGCGTATGCTATTGATGCCCAATTAAAAATGGAAGGATACAATCCCTCGTCTGAGGAGTATTATTCCGAATTAGACATGCGTTTGGAAGATGCGTTTCCCACTATGAAACGGGAAACAAAACAACCAAAACAAGTCGTAGCGAGTGTATCTCGTGTTTCATCCGCACCTACAAAAAAGGTCTCTTTGACCCCTAGTCAGTTGGCGATGGCTAAAAAATTAGGTGTGCCACCAAATGAATACGCCAAGTTTGTGAGGAACACAAATGACCAATAAAAATAAAACATCGTCTGATGCGACAACATCTAGGTCTCATCAGAAACGTAAAATAACTTATACACCTCCTTCATATCTAGATGCTCCGAAACCAAATGTCGAAGGCGTTAAATACAGATGGTTGAGAGTGAGTACGGGTGGGGAGGATGACGCTCGAAACGTAGCTAAACGTAAACGTGAAGGCTATGAGTTCGTTAAAAAAGAGGAACACCCTGATTATGATGTCCCTGTACACGAATCTGGAAAGTACGCAGGTGTAATTGGAAGTGGAGATTTAGTTTTAGCTAAAATTTCAGAGGATATAGCAGATGCTAAAAAAGAGTATTTTCAAAATAAAACTCAAATGCAGACTGAAGCTGTTGATAATGATTTATTGAAAGAACAAAATCCATCCATGCCAATATCACAAAGGCGTAATAGTTCTGTATCTTATGGTAAAAAGAAAGCTACAGAATAATTTTAGGTACGAGTGCGGGTTTTAACTATTTAACAATTAGGAGAATAATATGGCTAATGTAGATGCCGCATTCGGTATGAAACCAGTGAGACATTTAACAGGCGGACAAATTCGTGCTAATGAGTATAAAATAGCTAGCGGAACATCATCTAATATTTTTAATGGTGATTGTGTAAAATTACTTGGTACT